GCCATCACGGTCATTGCAGGCGCCGCCTTCCTGATCTACAAATACTGGGAGCCGATCAAGGCTTTCTTTGGCGGCCTGTGGTCAGACGTCAAGGCGGCATTTTCCGGTGGCTTTACCGGCATCAATAGCCTGATCGCCGACTGGTCGCCGCTGGGCCTGTTCTATCGCGCCTTCGCTGGCGTGCTGGGCTGGTTCGGCGTTGCGCTGCCGGCAAGGTTCACCGACTTTGCCGCCGACATCCGGGGCCGCTTCGCCAAGGGGCTGGCGCCGCTGGCCGGCTTCTTTACCGGCATCTGGTCGCAGATCAAGACCGCCTTTGCCGGAGGTATTGGCGGCGTCAGCGCCCTGATCGCCAACTGGTCACCACTGGCCCTGTTCTATCGCGCCTTCGCGGGCGTGCTGGGCTGGTTCGGTATCGCGCTGCCCGCCAAATTCACCGACTTCGGCGCCAGCATCCTGCAGCGCATCACCGCATCCTGGCAACCTATCGCCGCATTCTTCGCCGATATCTGGTCGCGCCTGCGCACAATCTGCGCTGGCGGCATGAGCAACATCACCGCGCTGGTTATCAATTGGTCGCCGATTGGTGTGTTCTACCAGGCGTTCGCGGGCGTCATGAGCTGGTTCGGCATCGAGCTGCCAGCCAAATTTACCGAGTTCGGCGCCAATATCCTGCGCGGCCTGGTCAACGGCATCACGGGTTCCATGGGCGCCGTCAAGGACGCCATCAGCAATGCCGGGTCCAGCACCATTGCCTGGTTCAAGGAAAAGCTGGGCATCCAAAGTCCGAGCCGCGTGTTTGCCCAGCTCGGCGACTACACCATGCAAGGCCTGGCCGTGGGCCTGGACCGCAGCGAGGGCGCGCCGATTGCCAAGGTATCGGGCCTGGCGCAGCGCCTGACGCAATTGGGGGCAGGCATAGCCATCGGCACGGCCACCGCCCTGCCGGCCAGCGCCTTCGACACGCGTGTCCCGCTGTCCCAGGGCACGTTCGGCGCCGGCATGACGATTCAAGGCGACAAGATCGAAATCACTTTCCACGTGCAGGCCGGCACCGATCCGCAGGCCATCGCGCGCGCCGTGAGCGTGGCGCTCGATCAGCGCGACCGCGAAAAGGCCGCACGCATCCGCTCGTCCCTGCGCGACCACGATTAAGAAAGAACAGCACCATGATGATGATTTTAGGAATGTTCGTGTTCAGCCTGCCGACCTTGGCCTATCACGAGTTGCAGCGACAAACGGAATGGAAGCACGCCAGCACGGCGCGCGTGGGCCTGCGCGACGCGCACCAGTACGTGGGGCCAGGTGACGACACCATCACCCTGTCGGGCTGGGTGGCGCCGGAACTGACCGGCTCCCTGTACTCGCTCGATGCGCTGCGCATGATGGCCGACACGGGCAAATCGTGGATTCTGATCCAGGGCACGGGCCGCATTCTCGGCTCGTACCGCATCACCAGCATGACGGAAGGCCGCACCATCCTGGACGGCAGCGGCGGCGCGCGCCGCGTCGAGTTCTCGATTGCGCTCAAGCGCGACGACGACGGCGTGCTGGCCATGGTCGGCCTGGGCGACATCGGCGACCTGAAAAACATGCTCAGCATCGACGGCATGACCAGCAGCATTGCCGGCGCGGCCAAGAATGCCGTGGGCAGCGTGGTGGGCAATGTGGTCGGCGGCATCACCTCGAAATATGGCGGCGTGGTCAGCGAAATGAAAGACAAGATCGGTGGCAGCATCAGCGGCGCCATCGGCAGCGCGGCGGACAAGTTCAAATGAGCGAGCATATCCCCGCCTTCAAGGTCAGCATCGAGGACAAGGATTTGACGGCCATCGTTTCACCGCGGCTAATCAATCTCACCTTGACCCTGTGCCGTGGCGACGAGAGCGACCAGCTCGATATCTCGCTCGACGACAGCGACGGCAAACTGGCCTTGCCACCGCGCGGCGCGCAGATCGCCCTGGCGCTGGGCTGGCAAGCGTCCGGCCTGGTGGACATGGGCAAGTTCACCGTGGACGAGGTGGAGCACAGCGGCGCGCCCGACACCATCACCCTGCGCGCCAGGTCGGCCAACCTGATCGACACCTTCAAGCAGCAGCAGGAGCACAGCTTTCACAAGACCACCCTGGGCGCCATCATCGAGGCCATCGCCTTCAGGAACGAGCTGGCGTCGGGCGTCTCCGCGCGCCTGCGCGACACGGCCATCGAGCACATCGACCAGACCCACGAAAGCGATGCCGCCTTCCTGCGCCGGCTGGGCAGGAAATACGATGCCGTGGCCACCGTCAAGAATGACACCCTGCTGTTCATCCCCATCAATCAGAGCCGCACCGCCAGCGGCAGGGCGCTGCCGGTCATTCCCATCACGCGCGCCCTGGGCGACGGCCACCGCTACCACAGCGCCGAGAGCGACGCCTACACGGGCGTGCGCGCCTTCTGGCATGACGAGCGCTACGCGCGCCGCCGCAGCGTGGTGGCCGGCGTGCCCGGCAACAGCAAGCGCCTGCGCACCACCTTCGCCAACGAAACGGACGCGCGCGCGGCGGCCGTGGCCGAATGGCAGCGCATCCTGCGCGGCCTGGCCACCTTTGAAATGAGCCTGGCCCTTGGCAACCCGGCCGTATTCCCCCAATCGCCCGTGACCGTGCAAGGTTTCAAGCCCGAGATCGACGCCACCGAATGGCTATCGGTCAAGGTCACGCACAGCCTGGGCAGCAACGGTTTTACCACGCGCGTGGAGTTTGAAACGAAAACCGAAGCGGTCGAGGCCGAGCGCGAGGACGAGAAAGACCCGGACGAAGGCATCACGGGCGTGGTGGCCAAGTGGAAGGATGTAGCGGCGAAGAAGAAAAAGGCGGGGCAGGAGCAGGCAGGCGCCACCGGTACGCTCAAGACGCTGGAGCATCTTTACAAGAGCAAGCAGGCCGCGAAGCGGGCGGTCCTGCATGCGTGGAAGCATATCGAAGAAGTGCGCGAGATCATCCGCGAGAACAGCGAGGAACCCCGGAAACCTTCGCAAGCGGTAGCCGTCGAAGAAGCGGCGTGAACCTGTGCCCTCTACTTCCGCTCAACGACTGCTTTCGCCCCAAAGCGGACGTCTACCTAGCTCTTAGATAGTTAGTCGCTTGTTGCACCGTTGACTGCGGCGGAAGTGGCGGCTCGACGCGTCTTTAGTGTTCCCGTTGGGTATAAGCGTGCCCGAAGTTGCATGAACGGAGTCTCTACCAGCCGGTACAGCAGCCAACCGCCCAAAATGCCGATGGCCATGACCATTGTAATGGTCAGTGGTGCGCTAGTGTCGATGCCCAGTCCCAGGAGTTTCGGGCGTAGAGCCATAAATATCGGCTTGTGTACTAAGTACACGGCATATGACCACAACGCCAAGCTCGCCGCGCCAGGAATGTACACCCGGTTCAGCAGCGACGATGGGCTAAGCGCCGAGCAGGTCAGCAGCGCAAAACTGGCGGCGACCAGCGAAAAGCCGAAGGTCGATGCGAGGAAGGCGGTCGGTGCTTCATTCATCACACAGTAGAGCACGCCTGCGGCACTGGCGAGGCCTGCAACCAACAGCGCGTTGCCATGGCGAAGCAGGCGTGCAAACGCTATGGGATGGAAATTCTTCAGCAAGGCAATGGCTACACCCGGCAGAAATTCGTCGAAGCGGCCGAAGCTCGAGTAGTACACTGGCGCCGCGAACACATCCTTTCCATCCATGAAGGCGATGCCGCGTGCCGTCATGCCTGCCGCGATAGCGGCAACTAGGGCGCACCAAAGCAGCCGCGGAGAGCGCCGGCTTCCGACTAGGACAATTACCGCTAACGGCAGCACCAGGTAGAACTGCTCCTCAATGCAAAGCGACCATGAGTGTGTAAACGTTTCCCCATAATTCATGCCGAAGTTCTGTGTGAACGTGAGGTAGCGCCAGACAGGCGCCATGCTCTTGCCTGCAATTGGGCTGTCGGGCAGCAGGAGGTAAACGGCCAGCACTACGTAGTAGTTTGGAAGGGTGCGCAGCAGTCGGCGAGCAAAAAAGGTCCATAAGTCTAGACTCTCGCCAAGGGCAACGGGTGCCAGGAGCTGGTTACCGATTAGGTAGCCGCTCAGTACGAAAAACAAATCGACGCCGGCCCAGCCAATGCTCCCGATAGCGCCAAAGCCTGGCGCCTGCCTGACAAAGCCGTTGTAGTGAGACATCAGCACCAGTGCAATGGCTAGCGCGCGCAAGGTGTCCAGCCCGACAAGACGAGCGGGAGGAGAATCGGAATGCATCATTAGAGTTTGATTTAGAGGTTTTTTTAACGCACCGCCCGAGCGGCATTTGTTCCCGAGTCGTCTACTTCAAGTGGCTGGGACACATGCCCGGGCGCGCTTCCGACCGGGATCGACTGTTGGCGGAAGGATAACATATTACCCTTGAGGAAATATCACGAATTATCACGAATTGCCAAAGCTGCTAAGCATCCTAAGGAATTTAGTAAATTTCGGCATCCGCTATAGGCCACAGCAGCTCATTGCAGGAAGTCCGCTTCTGGCCGGTAGCGGCACCAGAGCATAGCGGATTGCTAAGCAGAAAAACTCACAAATTGTCACGCTGCCGCGAATGACCGCTTGTGGCCGGCTGCTGTCGTTGGCAGGTTCCGCCCCATTGCGGACCTTCGCGCATCAAACTGAAACGCCGGTTTCGTAGTTTAGGCGGTAGTTCTTGTGATTGAAATCGGTCACTACGATATATTCTTCTTCAAGCTTAAAACCTTCCGAAAATATGTCCGCGCCAGAACTGCTCCATAATATTTTTCCATTTTCGTCCAGGCGAGCGACGTCTAATTCTCCGTGCGAAATTAAAGCCCTTCGTTTCGGTTCGTAGTGAATACCAAAGCAGGTGGCTTGGTCTACTACAGTTGCCCACATCAACTTAAGGTCAATTAAGTCAAAGCATACGACATTGTCCCCGACCGTCAAAAAGAGCTTTGACCCGAGGACCAGGAGGGAATGTTTGTGGACGGTACTACATCCTCCTGAGGCGCCGAAAACGACGATGGAAATGCCATTCAAGAAGACGCCATGAACGGACGTGGGCGTATATTCCGATTGCAGGTTCTTTTCCTGCGCATACCGCCGAGCATTGTCCACAGAACCAAAGGTGTAAGCAGGCTCATCGACAATTTTGACCTCGCCCAGCTGAGAGGGAACAGATATAGAACGCATTTAAACCTTAAAGTTTTTGTTCGCTTGGGGTGGCACAGGCCGGTAAGTGATTGCCGTTATCGTAGTCCTTCAAAATCGCATTAATCTGAGGTCGAGTGAACCGCTCTTCTGGTGACGGTGAGCGTATCTCATCGGGATAGAACTCGCCAGCATCAAACGCCTGAAAAACAGAGAACAGCACGGCAGGGATTGCCACATTTTGCGCAGCGTATGCGAATAATGCATTTGCCAGAGTATCACCGGCCTCATAAATCACGCTGCCAGCAGCATATCCTCTAGCCAACTCAAGAGCGCAGTTTTCCAGTCGCTGAGCCGTCGGCACAGCAGAGAACTCACAATAGAGCGCAATGTCTGCCAACGACAGTTGTCTTTTTGCAGCCTCTTGAATTAAGTCCACAAATTCCATATTTCTCCATGGTAGGCGGCATACACGTGAGCGTCGGCTTTTGGCCGAAAACCGCCGTTTTCACTCGACTTAAACTGAAACAGCATCGATTGGCTTCGCTTGGTTTAACTTACGAACCGCAAAGAGCATCGATACTGGCACAGCAGCATGAAACACAATTAGCCACCACAGGCTTCCAGTGAATGCATATCCAACAGTGAAAAGAAGCGACGCTATAATCGAGCCAGCAAACTGTTTTGAACTTTCAAAGCCATGTCCCGCACCGTAAGCAACGGCTGCCAGAACGATAGCAAATGGCATACCCATCAAGGGCGTAAGCACCAGTAGTAAGTAGCCTCGGAAGAGAACTTCCCAAGTCATAGTCATGCCGACCGTGGTTATGAGGTAGGCCGCACTTTCCAACCACGTCTGAGGCATTGGAAACGGCAAATTCCGCAGTTTTTTTGCAAGCTCGTTGCGCTCGTCGGTGGACATCCTGGATTCCTGCCGTATTCCCAAAAAATGCATGATAGTTAGTACGACCAGAGCTATCCCAAGCCCCCAAGTCCCAGCAGTGGAAGTTGGAATAGCTAGCCCAAGCTGATTGGCAGAATGATTCCCTAGCCAACTCACCAATAACAACGCTGCGAGATGAGCCAGGACATAACGCCCTTGCCGCCAGTAGCTCTGCAATACGGATAACTCTGGCTTCGGCAACTTGACGGATAAACTACGTCGAATTCCATCGAATGGGAAATACACCAGCAAATACAAAGTAAATGCTAGGTCGGTAAATGGTTGGTGAAAAATCTGTAGTGTCACTTCAATCCTCTTCGTGAACCTTGTAGCGGTTGTGGAGCTATAACAACGTCGGCTTTTGGCCGCTAGCGGTCCGTGAGCATAACGAATTACCAAGCGAGAAAAATCACACATTGTCACGTCAATGTGAACGTCTGCTTCTGGCCGATGGCGGCCACTGCCATCGGTCGCAAAGCCATGAGCCGGTCTAATATTGCTAACTCCAGTTACCGCTCACCCAGGTTGGAAAACCATCCGAGGAAGTGGGGGCGCACTCACATTTGACTCCGTGTGCCGTCTCGATGACGATACCAAGTGAATACGGCTTCCCGTCGTAATAACATGAATTTTTGACAAACCTTGTGGCCGTGGAAGCCTTCATTTCACATTTATATTGCGGCCAGCAGCAAGCAAAGAGTAGTGGGGCTAGAGCGGCAACTTTCCATGTTCCTGCGCTCCTTAGCAACGAGAACCTGCCCTTTCGACACGATTTACGTCGGCGATTTTTTTTTGCGACCAACGTTGATCGTTTGGGGAGCCGTAATATCTCCATGAATCTGTTGCCCAACTTTGCCATGAACAACCATGTGGCTTGTACGCTCTCCCGATTTAGTTAGCGGTGTAGTCGTGGGTTCGGAAATTCCTTCAACCACACCTAATACTCGTGCCTTGCCACGCAAGTCCAACTTGCGATAGCCGATCAAAAGTTCATTTTCATCGGTGGTCAAATCATCGCTTGTCGGAACACCAAGCATGACGTATCCGATGTCAACGCCAATACCCGACAGAGCCACCAGATACCCGGCATCAGGCAAGGTCTTGCCTTGTTCGTAAGAAATTTGAGCTAGTTTCTTGACGCCACCAACAGCAGCGAATGCCTCTTGCGTCAAGCCGAGACGTGTTCGCTCCTGCTTGAGCCTATCACCAAAAATATTTTTATTCATACATTCCAATTGACAAGTATGTTTAGACATACTATATTTACGTCATTACCATGTGACGTATACAAATCATACCTTATGACAACTATCGCTCCAGTGACGCGGCAGCCAAAGAATCCACTTTCGCAGCCCATCCCTATTCGTTTGCTCCCTCCTGAGATTGAGCGCGTCGAAAAGTTTGCGCAACAGGATTCCCGTTCACGGGCGTCTTTCATGCGCTTGATGCTGCTGCGTGGCCTGAACTCTTACGAGGCCGAACTCGTCCAATTGTCCGTTGTTCATCACGCTTAACTGCACAGGAGCAGGCCCATGTACCCCGATGCAAAACGTATCCGCAAACATAAAGTCATGCTGCGCCTGGACGACTATGAGCACCAACTCGTTTCCTCGATCGCCAATTATCAGGGCGAAGAATTAGCCGTTCTGGTACGCCAGATAGTCATGCGTGAAGCTCTTGCCGCTATTGCTGTAGACGACATCGACAGCGTACAGCGTCGCAGCGCTTAAACCGAGTCCCTGAATAGTAACTTTTGAGTAACTGAAAAGCTGCCGAACATGCCCGATCACGAAATTCATATCAATGACGAAGAACTTGCAGCGCTTGAACTCGTGCGTCAACGGCAGGGGCTGGCAAGCATTGAGCAAGCGGCTGAGTGGCTCGTCAAGTCGCGCTTACGTAAGCAGTCAAAAAGCATGACGGGTCGCGGTCGCGCCCTGTACCAAGTGGAAAGAAAGCTGAAATGAGAGTCATCGGCCTGCCCTGCCCGCATTGCAGCTATACCGTCCGCGCTGTCAAAAGCCGCATGATGTCTGCCATGTTCAAGGAAATCACCTACATGTGCCAGAACCCCGACTGCGGGCACGTCTTCGTGGCAGGCCTGGAAGTATTGCGCACCCTCTCGCTGTCCGCCATGCCCAAGCCGGATATCCGCATCCCGATGTCCCAGCATGCGCGCAAGGCAGCCACCAGCCAGCTGGCCCTGGACCTGACTGCGGGCTGCTGATGACTATCCCGATCCTCGCGCCGCCATAGTCCGGCCGCCGTAACTCCCCCTCTTTTGCTATGCCCTGCTGCGCTCCCTTTTGAGCGTGCGGGATTCGTTCAACCTGAAATAAGGAAAACCGATGGAAAACACGCTGCACGCCACCAGTCATGCCGACAAATCCATGACATCAAACACGATTCGCCCGACCTTGCAAAATTGTATTGTCCCCGTGGCACCGACGTGTTTTCTGCTGCAAGCTGGCGCGGGCATCAGCATCGCGGCGCTGACCTCCCGCATCCATGAGATTGCCAAGACCTATCACGCCTACGGCGCGGCCAATCTCACCTTCATCGTCAGCGATGCGCAGGCATTGGAGCGTGACGGCTTTTTCGCGCCAGCCAAGCAACGCGCCCTGGTCGGCAAGCTGCCCATCGAGGTGAACTACATTTTCGCCACTGAAGCGGGTTCACGCCACTGCTGCGGCACATCGCACACGCTCCCGTACTGGGCAGAACATTTTCTCAAGGAAGGGGCACGCTAATGCTGCGCCTGGCCAAAACCTGCGGCATTTGGCTGCTGACGCTCCTGATTGTCATTGCCCCCGGCGTGCTGCGGGCCATCGGCGCCATCAAGGACTGAACCATGCCGGCGTCCCTTATCGACAATCACCTGTCCTTCCAGCCTGCCGCCGAGATTTTGGCCGCGCGCGACAAGGACATGCCGACGCCACCGGGCGCCGGGCATGCGCTGGCCGCCATCGCCGAAGCCAAGGCCCAGCTACGCAGCATCAAGCCGCGCAACCTGGCGCCCTTCATGGCCCAGGCGTGGGGATTGTCGCCGCGTGGCGCGCGCCGTTCCGTGTTGATCGCCGCAGGCATGGACGCCGACCGCTGGGAGTCGCCCATCCACTCCTTTACCGAAGAAGAACGCATCGAACTGCGCGCCGCCACAAGCGCCGCCATCCGTGTGTACGAAAGACTGTTAAATGCAATCTAGCCAAATCCTGCTGCCTGCCCCGCAGCGTCACGAAGCCTTCTTGCGATCCGCCCAGTTCGCGCCCGAGCTGGCCCGCATCCCCTACAAATGGCGCAACCGCGTCATCACGGCCGCCATGGCCAAGATGGCCTGGTCGTCCTGGTACAAAGTCTATGAATCCGTCGCCACCAGCTTTGTGCGCGAGTTCGCCGAGCAGTACGTGCCGGCCGGCGTCGACCTGTCGCAGAGCGACGCCGACATCGTGGCCACCGCCGAGCGCGCGGCGGCCGGCGTGACCAAAATGCTGTGGATGGCCGTGTCCGACACGCACGCCCTGCAGATCATGGAAGACGAATGCGCCTCGTATGGCATCGAGCTGCCCGAGTTCGACGCGCTGACCGATACCATCGCCCGCCTGGTGGATGCACGCTGGTGGCGCCGCCAGTTGCGCAAGCGCGTCAAGCGCGCCTTCGAGGCGGGCAATATCCGCCTGGGGTACGTGAACTATCGCGGCGAACCCTACGCCAGCAACGACGCCGTGCTGTCGCGCCTGGCGCAGAACCGCCGCAACGCGGCAGCGCTGGCCGCCACGCTGGTGCAGAACGAGAACGGCCAACAATTCAGCATCGCCGAGCTGGCCGAGAAGACCACCGCCAACAAGGCCATCCGGCGCGGCGAGCTGATGTTGCGCATCAACGGCTTTGAGCAGATCGCCCGCGAGTGCGGCGACCAGGGCATTTTTATTACCTGGACGTGCCCATCGCGTTTCCACGCCATGCAGCACAGCGGCAAGGCAAACGACAAGTTCGACGGCTCCACGCCGCGCGAGGCCAACGCCTACTTGGGCAAGATGACGTCGCTGTGCCGCTCCGCGCTGGCGCGCCGTGGCATCGGCCTGTACGGCTTTCGCATCGCCGAGCCGCACCACGACGGCTGCCCGCACTGGCATCTGCTGCTGTTCGTGCGCCCCACCGCGAAATACAAGACGGCCCACCTGCAGGACGTGGCGGGCCGCGCCATCCGCATCATGAAGCGCTACGCCTGGCGCGTGGACCGTGGCGAACCGGGCGCCTTCGCGCGCCGCCTGGACGTGAAACGCATCGACTGGGCCAAGGGCAGCGCCGCCGGCTACATCGCCAAGTACGTGGCCAAGAACATCGACGGCGTGGCCGAGCACAAGACGAAAGAAGGCTATGTCGTTACGGCCGATACCGAAGGCGATGTCGAGCTGACGCCATCGGCGCGCGTCGAGTCCTGGGCCACCTGCTGGGGCATCCGTCAATTCCAGCAATGGGGCGGCGCGCCCGTCACCGTCTGGCGCGAACTGCGCCGCATCGAGGAAAGCATGCTCAACGAAGCGCCGGCCGCCATGCGCCGCGCCTGGGACGCCGTGCAAAAGATCGACGGCGAAAAGCGCGCCTGCTGGGCCGAATACCTGCGCGCCCAGGGCGGCGCCCTGGTGCCGCGCAAGGAACTGGTCGTCACGCTGGCCAAGGACGAAAAAACCGTCATCGGCCGCTACGGCGAAACGCTGCGCACCACGCCCTACGGCGTGCGCTGCAGCGACCTGATTGGTGTGGTCTTCAAGTCCGTGCGCCATACCTGGACGCCGGTACAGGCCACAGGCGGGCGCGCGGTGGCCGTAGGGGTTGCCGTTCCTCGGACTCGTGTAAATAACTGTACGCACCCCGACCGCCCTGCCCCGGCCACGCCGCCGGCGGCGCCTGTCCCTGACCTGCCCGACGAGGCAAAAACAGCACTGATTGCAGCCTGGGCGGCCGTCAGCGCCTGCCCGTATCCCCGGCTGATTGTCCCCGACAACCCACCCCATGAAGGAAATGGCACATGAGCACCTTTTCCGTGACCGTTCGCACGCAAACCGAACGCTTTGAATACGCAGCGATTGCCGCATCCAGCGGCGACGTGATCGACGCCGCCATCGACCGCTTCGGCGTGTGCGGCGTTACCGCCAAACTGAAAGGAAAACCGCAATGCTGACCACCACGACCAATTCACCGCGGCAAATCGCCCTGGGCGACCGCGTGACATTCGATACCGATGAAGGCTACCAGGCCGGCACCGTCAACGACCTGCGCCGCGACGTGGGCAATGGCGAGCTGCACGCCTGGGTGGAACTGGACCACCAGTGGCCGGGCATGTTCCGGGCGGTGCCCCTGGGCGCCATCGAGGCGGTCAAGAAAGCAGCCGCGTCTATCGGGTGCCCAGCATGATGGCGGAACGCTCAATAACCGCCCTGACCGAGGAAGCGAATTACAAGCAATTCTGTCGGCTGCGCGACTATCGCAAGCCTGGCGCCGAAGTTCCGCTATACACGGAGGCAGAAGCGTTCGCCCTGGCCACGGACAAATGCAAGGCATGCAACCCCGCCATAACGAAAGCGCCATCCAATGAATAATCTTTTTGATAATTCGATCCAGTCCGAAACCCTGACTGCGGAAGAGCTGGAAACCATTTCAGGCTGCTGCCGGAAAGTGGATCAGATCAAGTGGCTGCAGCAAAACGGATGGACCTTCATCAAAAACCGGGCCGGCGCGCCCATCATCGGCCGGCTGTACGCAAGGCTGCGCTTGAGCGGCATCAATCCCGCCAGCCTGGTGAGCACGCCGACCTGGGCACCGGACCTGTCCAAAGTACGTTAATAGAAAGAAAACAATGCGACCTAAGAGCACTGGCTACAAACTGCCGCCGCGCATGCTGCGGCGCGTGCGCAAGCTGAAATCGGGCGAAACGTGGACCGGCTATTACTACAATGGCCGGGACGACGCCGGGAACCGGAAGGAATACCCACTGGGTACGGATCTGGTTGAGGCCAAGCGCCTGTGGGCGGAATATGAGTGCAAGCCAGTCCCGACCGACGCCACGCTCATGGAATACGTGTTTGCGCAGTACGTCCGAGACATACTGCCCGGCAAGGCGCCAAGCACGCAACGCGAGAACTCCAGCTCGTTGAGCCAGCTGCGCCCGGTCTTCGACAGCGCGCCCATCGACGCCATCACGCCGCAGGACATAGCCCGCTACCGCGACGCGCGCAGCGCCAAGGTGCGCGCCAACCGCGAAATCGCGTTGCTGTCGCATGTGTTCAATATGGCAAGGGAATGGGGCTACACCAAGCGCGAGAACCCATGCAGGGGCGTGCGCAAGAATAAAGAAGTGCCACGCGACTTCTATGCCGACAAGGCCGTGTGGGATGCGGTACGGAACGCCGGCTGTGAAGAGCTGCAGGACGCCATGGACCTGAACTACCTGACCGGCCAGCGGCCTGCGGACGTGCTCAAGATGCGCGACGGCGATTTGAAGGATGGGGCGTTGCAGGTGCGCCAGGGCAAGAGCAACAAGCTGCTGCGCATCGTGCTGGAGCACGACGGCATCAAGTCCGAACTGGCGAAGGTCATCGAGCGCATCCACGCGCGCCCGCACCGGCCGCGCACCACCTTCATCGTCGCGCTACCGAATGGTTGCCAGGTCAAGAAGTGGCATTTGCGCCTGCGCTTCGATGGCGCCCGGAAAGCTGCAGCGGAACTGGCGCTAAAAGCTGGCGACGAGGAGCTGGCCAACCGCATCAAGGCCTTCCAATTCCGCGATATCCGGGCGCGCTCGGCCAGCGACATTGCCGACCTGGGCGCCGCAAGTTCCCTGCTGGGGCATAGTGAAAAAGTCATCACGGAAAAGGTCTATCGGCGCATTGGCCAGGCTGTCCGCCCTACCCGCTAG